GACTATTTGCCAGAGGTACATGGTTCCAAAAGAACAGAACTGAGTTTTCCTGTTAAACGTGCAATTGGTCCAGTGTTAGATACAGGATCTGTAGAAGTAGATGGTGAAACTATCATTAGATTGCCTGCAGATGCACAACGTGGTTCGATTGAATTACATTACATGTATAGAGCAGATATTGCACCAGGGCCTTGTTACCAAGAAGGTGTTATACATATTCTTTACAATAAATTATATGCAGGCGGCGATATAACATTTAACAATGATTATATCTATACTGGTAATCCTAGTAAAGCTAATCTATTAGTATTTGGTATTAGAGGTAATGCTTTGCAAAACAGTAGCAGTGAAATACATTTAAATGTATTCAATACTGTTATTGATGCACTGTCTCCAGTAGATGACGAACTTGAATTCACTATCAAATATATAGTATAATGGTTGAAAAAGATTATGTAGGCAGAATAAAACTCTGGCGAAATCTACGTTTAAATTTAGAAGATAGTGATTGTCCTGTGACAGATGCTATTTCGTTTTGGAACAATGTACCTGTGAGCAATATAGCAGCAGATCCTTACGATAGTGCTACATGGCCAAGTCCTTGGGAGTTGCTCAAAGAAAACACCTATTGTGAATTTACAAAAATATTGGCAATTTACTACACACTACATTTAACTAAGCGTTTTTCTCAGGCCTGTTTTGAGATACATATTGTACTAGACAAAAAAGAAAGTGCAATCAAGTACCTACTTTTTGTTGACAATCAAACAATAGGGTATTATAATGATAGGAGTATTGACGCAACTGAATTACCTACTATGGAATGTCAAATGCGGTACGATACATTGCCTACTTACTAATAAATACCTGATAACTAAAAAATAAAAAAGGATAGAAATATGATTCAAGTTACCAAGCGTGACGGACGCCGCGAGCCGTTAGATATCGAAAAATTACACAAAGTTGTTTTTTATGCTACAGAAGATATTACAGGCGTTAGTCCGAGCGAGGTAGAAATAAAGAGTCAGATCCAATTTTTTAATGGTATGAAGACAAGTGAAATTCAAGAAACACTGATCAAAGCAGCAGCAGATTTAATTAGCGAAGAAACACCAAACTATCAATTTGTAGGCGGTAGACTTATCAATTATGCCTTACGCAAAGAAGTTTACAACGGCTATGAGCCATGCACAGTTAAACAGTTGGTAGAGCGTAACACAGAACGTGGATTTTATGATCCAGAGTTGATCACTTATTATGATGATGATGAGTGGGAAAAGATCAACAGCTTTGTAAAGCACGAGCGTGATGAGAATTTGACTTATGTTGCTATGGAGCAGTTGCGTGGTAAGTACTTGTGTCAGAACAGAGTAAGCGGTGAAATCTTTGAAACACCACAGATGTGTTATGTTCTAATTGCCGCAACACTGTTCCAAGGTTATCCAAAAGAGACAAGATTAAAATGGGTAAAAGATTATTATGACGCTATTAGTTTACATGATATTAGTCTACCCACTCCTGTTATGGCCGGCGTCAGAACTCCGCAGAGACAGTTCAGCAGTTGTGTTCTTATTGAAACTGACGATAGCCTTGATAGTATCAATGCTACTAGCGCAAGTGTTGTTAAATACGTAAGTCAAAAAGCAGGTATCGGCATTGGCGGCGGTTCAATCCGTGCTATTGGATCTCCAATACGCAAAGGTGATGCGTATCATACAGGCATTATTCCTTTCTATAAGATGTTCCAAGCAGCAACAAAGTCATGCAGCCAAGGTGGTGTACGTGGTGGAGCAGCAACTATTTACTATCCAATTTGGCACTTAGAAGCAGAAGAAATGCTGGTGTTAAAGAACAACAAAGGCACAGAAGAAAATCGTGTGCGTCACATGGACTACGGTGTGCAGTTTAACAAGCTGATGTATGAGCGTCTTATCACAGGCGGTGATATTACACTGTTCTCGCCAAGTGACGTGCCAGGATTATACGATGCTTTCTTTGCCGATCAAGACCGTTTTCGTGAATTGTACGAAACAGCAGAACGCAATACAAAATTACGCAAAAAGACTATTCCGGCAGCACAATTGTTTGGTGCGTTTATGGAAGAACGTAAAAACACCGGACGTATCTATCTACAGAACGTAGACAATGCTAACGACCATGGTGCATTCCTACCAGAAGTTGCACCTATTAGACAAAGTAACCTTTGTGCAGAAATTGACTTGCCAACCAAGCCACTGAATGATCTAAATGATCCTGATGGTGAAATCAGCCTATGCACACTCAGTGCTATCAATTGGGGCAATGTTAGATCGCCAGAAGACTTTGAAAAGGCTTGCACTCTTGCAGTGCGTGGATTAGATGCATTGTTATCATATCAAAACTATCCAATCCTTGCTGCGAGATTATCTACAGAAAAACGCCGTCCTATCGGTGTTGGTATTATAAACTTTGCATACTGGATGGCAAAACACGATCTAACCTACCAAGGCATTGATGCTGATGGTCTTGCTCTTGTTGACCAATATGCAGAAGCGTGGAGTTACTATCTAATCAAAGCAAGTGCAGACCTAGCAGCAGAACAAGGTGCTATTCCAGGCATTATGGAAACCAAATACGGACACGGCATTACACCAAACCAAACATACAAAAAAGATTTAGATGAACTGGTACCACATCAAGAACGTATGGACTGGGATGCACTACGAGCACAGTTACAGGAAACAGGCATCCGTAACAGTACACTTATGGCACTTATGCCAGCAGAAACGAGTGCGCAGATTGCCAATGCTACAAACGGTATTGAACCACCACGTAGCCTTATCAGTGTAAAGCAGTCAAAGCACGGTGTGCTAAAACAAGTTGTTCCAGAATACAAGCGTCTAAAGAACAAATACGATTTGCTTTGGGATCAGCGTAGCCCAGAGGGTTATATCAAAATTATGGCGGTGTTACAAAAGTACATTGACCAAGGTATCAGCGTCAACACAAGTTATAATCCTGTGTTTTATGAGGACGAAAAAATTCCAATGAGCTTGATGTTACAGCATATGTTGATGTTCTATAAATACGGTGGCAAGCAGTTATACTACTTTAACACGCACGACGGACAAGGCGAAATTGATGTAAGTAAACTTGTCGGTGAAGCAGAAGAGCCACAAACAAATGGCTATCACATTGAAGACGACGAGGCGTGTGAAAGTTGCGTAATTTAAGATTGACAAACGGACCAGATCCAATTATAATTTAAGACATACAGAGAGAGGTATACTATGAGCGTTTTTGACGTAGAAAATCGTGCCAACCATACAGAGGTATTGGCGTTTTTGGATCCAACAGGTGGTCCCACAATCCAGCGTTATGATACGCTAAAGTATAAAAGTTTTGACAGTTTAACAGACAAACAATTAGGATTCTTTTGGCGTCCAGAGGAAGTTGATATCTATAAAGATGCAAAGGACTTTAAAGGTCTAACTGAACATGAACAGCATATCTTTACATCAAACTTGAAGCGTCAAATCTTGCTAGACAGTGTACAAGGTAGGGCACCGGTAGAGGCATTTGGTCCTGTGGTATCATTGCCGGAACTGGAAAACTGGATTCAAACTTGGACGTTCTCGGAAACCATTCACAGTCGCAGTTACACACACATTATTCGCAACGTGTACAGCAATCCGAGCAAAATCTTTGATGAAATGTTGGACATTGAGGAGATTGTAGATTGTGCAGGCGACATCTCAAAGTATTACGATGACTTGATTGAGCAAGCAGGCTATTACAATTTGCTCGGCGAAGGCACACATACTGTGAATGGCAAAAAAGTAAAAGTTGATTTATATGAACTAAAGAAAAACATTTGGCTTACTCTAATGAGTGTGAATATCTTGGAAGGTGTGCGTTTTTATGTGAGCTTTGCTTGTAGTTGGGCATTTGCTGAATTGAAGAAAATGGAAGGCAATGCTAAGATTATCAAACTGATTGCACGAGATGAAAACTTACACCTAGCAAGCACACAAATGTTGTTAAAGTTGCTAAAGAAAGATGATCCGGACTACACCAAGATTGCACAGGAAACTGAACAAGATTGTATTCAAATGTTTGTAGATGCTGTGGATCAAGAAAAGGCTTGGGCAGATTATTTGTTCAAAGACGGTTCAATGATTGGATTGAATTCGCAGTTGCTCGGAGAGTATGTGGAATACATTGCAGCCAAGCGTATGCAAAATGTGGATCTAAAAGGTCCATACACAAACACACGCAACAATCCGTTGCCGTGGACACAGAAGTGGATCTCAGGTGCTGATGTACAAGTTGCTCCACAAGAAACAGAAATCACATCATATGTATCAGGTGGTACAAAGCAGGATGTGAGCACAGACACATTTAAAGGATTCTCACTATGATACACATTTGGGGTAAACCGGCTTGTCCAAGTTGCACAAAAGCCAAAGCACTATGCGAACAGCGTGGCTATCAATATGAATATTTAGAACTAGGCAAGGATTTTCAAAGAGAAGCAGTTCTTGCAGAGTTTCCAGAAGCTCGTACATTTCCACAGATTGTAGTTGGCGGACAAAAAGTTGGCGGCTTTGAACAATTTGTAAAATACATCGAAGACACAAACTATACAGGAACAGGACACTCGTTATAATGTTGATTGAAGCACCATATAAAAAGAACGACACAATTACTTTCCGTACAAGTGCAGGAGAAGAAGTTGTTGCTCGTTTTGTAGAAGAAAATGACAAAACTCTCACAGTAACAAAGCCTATGGCGCTAATGGCACAAAACGGCGGCTTTGGATTAGGTCCTTGGTTGCTTACAGCAGATCCTGCACAGAATATTGCGGTAAATAAAACTGTAGTCCAGTTTGTTGTAAAGACACAGTCTGATATGGCAAGTCAATATACACAAGCTACCACAGGACTCGCAATACCAGGATAAAACAATGCCGTTAGTTGCAAGGAAAGATCAAGTAGACACAGTAAACACTATTCATGTTAGTGTTGGTGATGCTGATCCTTTAGACGGTATTGCTTGTGATGCAAATCCTCAAAATATTGCAACATTAGAAGGCAGTGGAGACGTTTTTGCCGAAAACGTAGGTGTAGTACGCAAAGGCGACAACGAAGTAGCACACACATTTCCAGGTTGTGCTACTCATCAAACAGGTTTAGCAACTTACAGTCCTAATGTGTTTGCAAACAATCTAAATATTGGCAGAAAAGACGATACCTACGCTTGTAGTGCTAAAATAACTGCGGTTAC